GTAAGTAATGTTATCCCTTATTTCAACACTAGGCGGTTTACTACTGTCTTTCTTGCCTAAGATGATGGACTACTTTCAGTCTAAGCAAGACCAGAAGCATGAGTTAGAACTGTCTAAAATCTCTGCTGAACGAGACTTGCAATTGGCTAAAGAGGGCTTCTTAGCCCAACAGCGCATTGAAGAAATCCAAACTGAACAAGTAGCTATTCAGTCACAAGCAGAAATGCAAGGTGCTGCACTAGACCATGACAAACATGTGCTAGATAAAGCTAGTAAGTGGGTTGCTAACTACGTAGGCACTGTACGCCCTACGGTAACTTACATTCTTATTCTAGAACTAGTAGCCATTAACGTATTCTTGGCTGTTTATTTGTGGCAACATCCCGGCATGATTACCAACTTTGAACAACTAATGACTTACGTAGACATTATTTTCTCTGAAGATGAAATGGCTATGCTAGGCGGTATTATTGGTTTCTGGTTCGGCTCACGCTCACAAGGCAATAAGAAATGAAAATTAGTCAGGCAGGTATTGACTTAATGCATAGGTTTGAGGGTTGTCGCAATAAGCCCTACCTATGCCCTGCACACATCTGGACCATTGGCTATGGGCACGTACTCTACCAAGACCAGATTAAATTACCTGTAGCACGTGTCGAAGGTAAAGACACACCGATGATTCGGAAAGAGATGCCGCTAAAACCCGAGCACAATCGGGTATGGAGTAAGGAAGAGATTAATGACCTATTCAAAAAGGATGTGGCTAATTTTGAACGTGGTGTTCTTCGACTTGCTCCTTCTCTTGCTGGCAATCAAGGCGCATTCGACGCTTGCGTTAGTTTCGCCTACAACGCAGGTTTGGGGAATTTCCAGCGTAGTCAAATCCGTATGCGTATCAACCGTGGAGACATGGAAGGTGCTGCAGAGCAGTTTATGACGTGGGTAAAAGGTGGTGGCAGGGTATTACCCGGACTTGTCAAACGCCGTATAGCAGAAAAGAATTTGTTTCTAGGTACTCTATACAAGGAATAATATGCCATTAAAATCTGGTCGTAGTCAAAAGGTTATTTCCAAGAATATCAAAGAAGAAATTAAAAGTGGTAAGCCACAAAAACAAGCAGTGGCAATAGCTCTATCAAAAGCCAATCTACCCAAACGTGGTAGCCGTACAGCTAAACACAAGAGTAAAAAATGAAACTTGTCTACGTTGTTTGGGAAGATGCATGTGAATTAGATGACTCCCCTTGGGGATTCCATACTGAAGACTTTGTATATGAACCAACACTGTGTAGACAAGTAGGGTTTCTTTTGTATGACGGCCCAGAGGGTGTTGTTATTAGTAACGGTGTGATGTTAGATGGCATTGTTGCAAGACGTAATCAAATACCGCGAGGTATGATAAGGAGTATAGAATGGTTGACCGAACCAAGTTTCTTGACGGAAGTGGAAAGCGAGTAATACTGGGTTTATTTAAAGAGTTTGCTCGCAGCGATGTGAAGTTTAAACCTGTATATACACTTCAGCAATGGAAAGAAGTATTCCTAGATTGTCGTGACCCATCAGAGTATTCTGTGGCTATGACCTTGTTAGGCGATTGGGACCATTGGTTAGAGATTCGTAACCACGCAATGATTAAGCCACACATTGATAAGTGGCACAAAGAATTAGAAGTTAAGCTACGCTCTGAAGCTATCCAGCAAATGAAGTCACATGCCAAGCAACCGGGAGGTACTGCTGCAGCGAAGTGGTTGGCTGACAAAGGATATGCCTCAGAAGACGTTAAAAAGCCCGTAGGACGGCCTAAAAAGGAAGAGGATATACCTACCCCACAGACAGGTCGAATTGCAGGGGATATGGCTCGTTTAGGAATTGTACTAGGAGGTAAGCGATAATGCCTTACATGACGAACGGTAAACGTGATTATAAAAAGCAGTACGAAAAGTATGACGGTAAAGACGAAGTAAAGAAAGACCGTGCTAAACGTAATGGCGCTCGTAGGCAACTAGAGCGTGAAGGTAAGGTTAGCAAGGGCGATGGTAAAGATGTTGACCACAAAAAGCCACTGAGTAAAGGTGGTAGTAACAGTCGGTCTAACCTACGTGTTAAGTCTTCTTCAGCAAACAAAAGCTTTGCTCGTACTAAATCAGGAAAGATGAAATAATGGCTAAAGACCCTCGACTAGAACGGGCAGGTGTAGCAGGTTTTAACAAACCTAAACGCACACCTAGCCACCCTACTAAAAGCCACGTAGTTGTAGCTAAAGAAGGTGAAAAGGTTAAGACTATTCGCTTTGGACAACAAGGTGTGTCTGGTAGCCCTAAAAAAGAGGGTGAGTCAGAAAGCTATCGTAAACGCCGTGAGAGTTTCAAAGCACGACACGCTGGTAACATTTCAAAAGGAAAAATGTCGGCTGCATACTGGGCCGATAAAGTCAAATGGTAACTGATAAAGAGCTTGTTAAACAAGCAGCGGAAGCTGACCTGCTTACGTTCATTCGCCTAGTAGCACCTCACCGTGTACTAGGTGCTGTCCATGAAGAATTGTGTTCATGGTGGAGCCGTGAGGATGCTAAGGATAACCAGCTTGTCCTACTTCCTCGTGACCACCAGAAGAGTGCCATGATTGCCTATCGTGTTGCACACCACATTACGAAATACCCAGAAGCCACTGTATTGTACGTTTCAGCTACCGCTAACTTGGCTGAAAAACAATTGAAAGCTGTCAAAGACATTTTGCTCTCTGACATTTATCGCTTTTACTGGCCTGAGATGGTTAACGAGTTAGAAGGTAAGCGGGAACGTTGGGCTGTAGATGAAATTAGCGTTGACCACCCTAAGCGTAAAGCAGAGGGTGTTCGTGATGCCACAGTTAAAGCTGCAGGTATTACAGCTAACGTTACTGGTCTACACTGTTCTGTAGCTGTACTAGATGACGTTGTGGTTCCAGATAACGCATACACCCAAACTGGTCGTGACCAAGTACGGGCATTCTACTCACAGCTATCATCTATTGAATCTACTGGTGCTAAGGAGTGGGCGGTAGGTACTCGCTACCACCCCGGTGATTTGTATAAAGACATGATGGAAATGTCTGAATCCTACTTTGATGACGAGAAGGATGAAGAAGTAGAGTTAGAAGTATACGAAGTATTTGAGCGTGTTGTAGAGAGTAACGGTGAGTTCTTATGGCCTAAACAGCGCCGTACTGACGGTAAAACGTTTGGATTTGACGCTAAAGAGTTGGCTCGTAAGAAAGCTAAATACTTGGACATTACTCAGTTTTACGCTCAGTATTACAACAACCCTAACGCTGTAGAGACACAACTCATTGACCGAAGTAGGTTCAACTACTACGAAAGGAATCGAATTGAGAACTTTAGTGGTGCTTGGTACTTTGGTGACAAGTTACTTCATGTGTATGCAGCAATGGATTTCGCATACACCATTAACAACCACAGCGACTACACTGTTATTGCGGTGATTGGTGTTGATGAAGATAACAACTATTACGTCTTAGACATTGACCGTTTCAAGACTAACAAGATTAGTGTGATGTACGAAAAGGCTGAGGCAGTGTTTCGTAAGTGGCGGTTTAAAAAGTTACGGTGTGAAGTTGCTGCAGCGCAGCGTCTAATCGTACAGCAGTTTAAAGAGTACATGCGTAGCCAGAACATTGTGTTCACTATTGATGAATACAACCCTCCACGTAACATGCGTAAGGAAGAGCGTATTGCTTCTATCCTAGAACCACGTTACAGCAACAATCAGATTTGGCACTACAAAGGTGGTAACTGCCAGATTCTTGAAGAGGAACTGGTTATGAACAACCCTGAGCATGATGACGTTAAGGATGCTGTAGCGGCTTGTGTAGAGATTTGTAAGGCTCCTGTTTCGAGTCGTACATGGGGCAAACGTACTAGTAACGTTTTGCCATTTAACAGTAAATTTGGTGGTGTAGCTTTCGGCTAATACGAGGACAATATGAACGATAATATCCAATCAGACTTTAGTGATGATAACCTAGCAACTACCATTGCTGATATGTGGGTCCGTTGGGACCAAGCACGTTCTAGCTGGAAAGCAGACCAGCAAGAATTGCGCCAGTATCTATTTGCAACTGATAGCCGTAAAACCAGTAACTCCAAGCTTCCTTGGAAGAACTCTACGGTTACTCCTAAGCTTACTCAGATTCGTGATAACCTTCATGCTAACTACATGGCGGCATTGTTTCCATCTGAAAACTGGTTCTTCTGGGAAAGCACAGATAAGAGTCCTGAGTTGGCACAAAAGCGTTATGCCATTACAAACTACATGAAACAGAAGTTAAAAGCTTCTAACTTTCAGCTTTTAGTTTCTAAACTAATTTACGACTACATTGACTTTGGTAACGTGGTAACTACTTATGATTATGTACGCGACACTATCAGTGATGAAAAGGGTAACTTGGTTAACAAGTACATTGGCCCACGTGCCTATCGTATCAATCCTAATGACTTGGTGTTTAACCCTCTATCAGAAGAGTTTAGCAAGACTCCTGTAGTAAGGCGCATGTTAAAGAGTTTTGGTGACTTGTTAAGCGACATTGAAACCAAACCCGGACTTAACTACAACAAAGCTGTCGTAGACAAAGCTATGGCATTCCGTCAGAACTTCCGTGATGACCCTGAGTTTAAGAAGGAAGTTAACCTAGCCATTGACGGCTTTGGTAGTGCTGATGAATACCTAACAGGCGACATGGTTGAGCTATTGGAGTTCTGGGGTGACATTTATGACCCAGAGACAAAGAAGCTACTTCGTAACCAGTTGGTTACAATTATTGACCGTAAGTGGATTTTACGTAAACAACCTAACCCATTGTGGACAGGCGAGAAGCCTATGTTCCATTGTGGCTGGCGTTTGCGTAGCGACAACTTGTGGGCACAAGGTCCTCTAGACCAATTGGTAGGTATGCAATACCGCATTGACCACTTGGAGAACTTGAAAGCTGACGTATTTGACCTTATTGCCTATCCTGTAATGGTGGTTACTGGTTCTACCGTAGAAGAGTTTGAGTACGAACCCGGAGCTACCGTGTTTGCTGGTGATGAGGGTAACGTGCAGTTCCTACGTCCTGATGCTACGGCATTACAAGCTGACATGCAGATTAACGAGTTGATGAACCGCATGGAAGAGCTTGCAGGAGCGCCTAAACAGGCTATGGGTATCCGTACCCCCGGCGAGAAGACAAAGTATGAAGTACAGAGCCTAGAGAACGCTGCTGGACGTATCTTCCAAAGCAAGGTAAGCTGGTTTGAACGTAACATTCTAGAACCCTTGTTAAACGGTATGTTGGCTGAAGCTATCCGTAACTTTGAAGGTGTTGAGCGTATTCGTACCATTGACGAAGACTATGGCACTGAAATGTACGTAGAAGTGACCAAGGCTGACCTAACTGCTGAAGGTAAGCTATACCCTATTGGAGCACGTCACTTTGGCGACCAAGCCCGTTTTATCCAAGAGTTGTCACAGACTATGGCTGCTATGCAAGCTATGCCTTCTGTAGCTGCTCACATCTCAGGTAAAGCCATTGCTAAAGCTATGGAAGAGAACCTAGGCTGGCACAACTATAAGATTGTGAAAGACAATGCTGCAATCTTTGAACAAGCTGAGACACAGCGTATTATGAACCAAGTGTCTGAAGATGTACAAACTGAAGCAATGATTGACCCAGAAGGACCACCTCCTGAAGAGGGGGTTGACAGCGAAGAAGGAATGGTGTAATATAATATAATAGTTATTATATTAATATATAAGTATATAGTAATATATATATATATATAATATAGTAACTATAATATAATATATAATATATACTATGAATAAACTATTATTAAATAATAAACCTTTAAATACTAGTAATGAAGAGTTTACCAAACTCTGGAATAACTCTTCAGTTTCTTTAGAGGCTTTACACAAAACCCTTGTACAGCTTAAGGAAGAGTTGGCAGTTATGAAGAAAGATGACTTTGACTGCCCTAACCACTATGCTAAGCTTGCTTTCAATATGGGACAGGTTAAAATGGCAGATTTAATCATTTCTATGTTACCAGATTCAGCAAAAGGGTAACACTTTCAATAGGGCTTACTCTAAGCACTTTACTTTTTAGGAGATACAACGCATGACCAATGCAACCATTTTTGGTAGTGAAGACCCCCAAACTACCGCCCCTGCGACAGCGACAACTGAAGCACAGCTTTTCACCGCATTAGTTGGTGAGAATCAAAAATATAAAACCCCCGAGGATTTGGCTAAGGCATATACCAACGCTGACCAGTTTATTGAAACCTTGAAAGAGGAAAACCGTAAACTACGTGAGCAGGCTGCTTCAGCTAAGACCATTGATGAGGTTTTAGAACGTATGTCAAAACACAGCGGTTCACCAGAGGACGACACCCCTCCTGTTCAAGTATTCAAACTTGAAGATGTGCAACAGCTTGTTGAGAAAACGTTAGTAGGTCGGGAATCAGCTAAGACCAAGCAGCAAAACTTGGACAAAGCCGATGCTCTGATGAAAGAGAAGTTTGGTGATAAGGCAGGTGAGGTTTTCAAACAGAAAGCCAACTCTCCTGAGAAAGCCAAGATTTTGATGGATTTAGCAGCAACTGACCCTTCTGAGTTTCTATCTTTATTCACTGGCAGTACTTTTGTGCAGTCAAACACTATGGATAGTGGTTCAGTAAATACAACTTCCGTCCCTTCTACTGGCGGTAATCGTGCTAACATCGAAGGTACTAAAGAGTGGGCCGCTAAGGTTCGCAAAGAGAATCCTTCAATGTATTGGTCACAAGACTTCCAGTACAAGCTACAACAAACTGTTTCAAAAAATCCGACCCTATATTTTGGTCAATAAGGAGTTTTAAATGTCCGGTATTAATTACGATAAAGTAAACGAACACTTGGTTCGTACAGAACTTTGGTCCTCAGAACTAAAGGATATTCTTCAAGAGCAACTAATGGGCACGAAGTATGTTCGTATGCTCAACGGTTTCCCTGATGGCAACCAATTCACCATTCCTTCTATTGGTGAACTACCCATGCGTGAAGTAGCTGAGAACACCCCAGTTACCTATGACAGCATGGACACTGGTGAGTTCACCTTCTCAATCGACCGTTATGTCGAAGCTGCTACCTTCATCACTGATAAGGCTAAGCAAGACAGCTTCTACGCACAACAGTTGATTGGTATGTTCCCATCCAAGATGCGCCGTGCGTTGGACGAGAACTTGGAAGGCAGCGTGTTCTCTTTGGCTAACACCCAAACCTTGAACGCTACCAACGA